ATGATGTTCGATTTCCTGCGGCGCGGGGCAGAAGCCCCGCAGGAACAGAAGGCCTCGGCCGCCGGCCGGTTGATGGCGCGCAGCCCGATGGGCAGTATCGCGGGCGGGCAGGTCGCCTGGACCCCGCGGGATACCGGCTCGCTGACCCGCGCGGGGTTCCTCGGCAATCCCGTCTGCTTCCGCGCGGTCAAGCTCATCGCGGAATCCGCCGCAGCGCTGCCGCTCGTCCTTCAGGATGCGGAGCGGCGCTACGATTGCCATCCGGTGCTCGACCTCATCCGCCGGCCGAACGGCGGGCAGGGCCGGGCGGAGCTGTTCGAGGCGCTCTTCGGTCAGATCCTGCTGACCGGCGACGGCTATGTGGAGGCTGTCTCCGGCTCCGCGCGCATCCCGGTGGAGCTTCATGTGCTCCGCTCCGACCGGATGGTGCTGGTGCCGGGGCGGGACGGCTGGCCCGTCGCCTATGACTACACCGCGGGCGGCGCCAAGCTGCGCTTCGATATGACCGGCGAGACGCAGCCCATCTGCCATATCCGCGCGTTTCACCCGCAGGACGACCATTACGGCTTTTCGCCGCTGCAGGCCGCCGCGACCGCGCTCGATGTGCATTCGAGCGCCTCCCGCTGGTCCAAGGCGCTGCTCGACAACGCCGCGCGCCCCTCCGGCGCCATCGTTTACAAGGGCGCAGACGGGCAGGCGGCGCTGACGCCCGATCAGTATGACCGGCTCGTCACCGAGATGGAGATGCACCATCAGGGCGCGCGCAATGCCGGGCGGCCCATGCTGCTGGAGGGGGGGCTGGACTGGAAGCCGATGGGCTTCAGCCCGTCCGACATGGAGTTCCACCAGACCAAGGAGGCCGCCGCGCGGGAGATCGCCACCGCCTTTGGCGTGCCGCCCATGCTGCTCGGCATCCGGGGGGACGCGACCTACGCGAATTATCAGGAGGCCAACCGCGCCTTCTTCCGCCTGACGGTGCTGCCGCTGGTGACGAAGGTGACCGCCGCCGTCTCCTTCTGGCTGTCCGATTTCACCGGCGAGGCGGTGGAGCTGCGCCCCGATCTGGATCAGGTGCCCGCCCTGGCCGACGAACGCGACCAGCAATGGAAGCGCGTCGGCGAGGCGGCTTTCCTGACGGATGTGGAAAAGCGCGCGCTCCTCGGCCTGCCGCGTCTGGCGGACTGAGGCCGTGACGCGGCCGAAAGGCGGATCGCGCTTCCTCTACGACAGTTTCGACGCTGCCGCCCTCAGGATCGAGGCGAACGAGCGCGTCGCGGAGGAGCGGTGGAGCGCGCTCGAATACCGGCTGGGCCAGATCGAAACGGCGCTGGAGCGGCTGGAGAAGCGCATGTGGGTCGGGGTCTACGGGATCGCGGCCTTCATGCTGGCGAAAGGGGCGGAGGCGCTGGTCGCCGCCGCCATGCGATGAGGGGATCAGGAATGCAGGCGGAAGGGGAACTCGAACGCAAGTTCGCGGTGCCGGGCGCGCTGACGGTGACCGACGGCACGAGGATCGAGGGTTACGCCTCCGTCTTCGGTGTCCGCGACCGGGGCGGAGACGTGGTGATGCCGGGGGCCTATGGCGCGTCGCTCGCCCGGATGGCAGCGGCGGGGCGGCGGGTGAAGCTCTTGTGGCAGCACGACGCCGCCCAGCCCATCGGCGTCTGGGACGAGATCGTCGAGGACGCCCACGGTCTCCGCGTCAAGGGCCGGTTGCTGACCGAGGTCGGCCGGGGCCGCGAGGCGGCGGCGCTGCTGGAGGCGGGGGCCATCGACGGCCTCTCCATCGGCTACCGCACGCTCCGCAGCGATCGCGGGCCGGAGGGGGAGCGCCGGCTCCACGCGCTCGATCTGTGGGAGGTGTCGCTCGTCACCTTCCCGATGCTGCCGGAGGCGCGGGTCGCCCAGAAGGCGGCGGAGACGGACATGGCATCGCTTTTCACGCGCATGACCGGAGAGATGCGCGCCGCCCGCACGCGGCTCGCCAGCAGCGGAACGACCATCACCAGGAGGAACGAATGACACAGATCACGCCGGGGCCGCTCGATACGGCCATCACCGGCTTCATGAGTGAATTCAAGGACTTTCAGGGCGACATCGCCAAGGCTTTGCAACAACAGGAAGAGCGTCTGAACATGCTGGATCGCAAATCTCTCACCGCCCGTCGTCCCGCCCTTTCCGGCGCGGAGGAGGCAGGCGCCCCCCATCTGAAGGCGTTCGACGCCTATCTGCGCACCGGTGATGATGCGGGCCTGCGCGGGCTGGTGCTGGAGGGCAAGGGCCTCAACACGCAGGTCAACGGCGAGGGCGGCTTCCTGGTGGACGGCCAGACCGCGGACCGGATTCGCGCCACGCTGGGCGGCACCGCCTCCCTTCGTGCGGTCGCGACGGTGGTGAATGTCGAGGCGGGCTCCTTCGATGTGCTCGTCGATCAGTCCGACATCGGCTCCGGCTGGATGGCGGAGACGGAGATGATGGAGGACGCCCATACCCCGCAGATCGAGCGCATCTCCATCCGCCTGCATGAGCTTTCGGCCATGCCCAAGGCCTCGCAGCGGCTGCTGGACGACAGCGCTTTCGATATCGAGGGCTGGCTGGCCGAACGCATCGCCGACCGTTTCGCGCGGGCGGAGGCGCAGGCCTTCATCTCCGGCGATGGGGAGCAGAAGCCGAAGGGGATCCTCGCCCATCCGACGGTTCCCGCCGATGCGTGGGACTGGGGCCGGATCGGCTATGTGCCGACCGGGGCCGCGGGTGACTTCGCCGATGTGAACCCGGCGGATGCGATCGTGGACCTCGTCTATGCGCTTTCCGCCCGCTACCGCGCGAACGCGACCTTCGTGATGAACTCCAAGACCGCCGGTGCCGTGCGCAAGATGAAGGATACGGATGGCCGCTTCCTGTGGTCGGACGGGCTGGCGGCGGCGGAGCCTGCGCGGCTCATGGGCTATCCTGTGCTGATCGCGGAGGACATGCCCGACATCGGCCCCGGCGCCACGGCCATCGCCTTCGGGGATTTCCACGCGGGCTACACCATTGCGGAACGGCCCGACCTGCGGGTGCTGCGCGATCCGTTCTCGGCCAAGCCGCATGTGCTGTTCTACGCCTCCAAGCGCGTCGGCGGTGACGTGAGCGACTTCGACGCGATTAAGCTGCTGAAGTTCGCGACCCAGTAACGGAAACAGCCATCGCGGGCGGCTTTTGGGCGGCCCGTGACTCCCGCGCCTTCGGGCGCGGGCGAACGGACGCGCGCCGGGGATCCCGTCGTCCAGTCTCCTCCTCCGCCCGGGCGGACGGGAGGCGCGCGTCCGGCACGCCGGAGGAGGGCGGCGGCGGCAAGCTGCAACCGGCGGCGGACCAGCGCGGAGAAGGAACACGGACATGCGGAAATCGGGGGACAAGCGATGATGTTGACGGAACGCGCGGCGGTGCCAGCCTCCGCCCTGCCGGTAGGCGCGCTGATCGACCACCTGCGCCTTGGCACCGGCTTCGAGGAGGAAGCGCGGAGCGATGCGTTGGCGGAGGGGTATCTGCGCCGCGCCATCGCGGCGGTGGAGCGGCGGACGGGCAAGGCGCTGCTGACGCGGGAATTCGCGCTCACGCTCTCCCGCTGGCGCGACGCGGCGGCGGAGCCGTTGCCGCTCGCCCCCGTGGGCCGGGTGATCTCCGTCACGATGACGGACCGGACGGGGCGGGAGAGCGCGGTGGCGGAGAGCCGCTGGCGGCTGATCCGCGATCTCCAGCGTCCGCGCCTTGCGGCAACCGGGGCGGCCTTGCCTGCCGTGCCCCCGGGCGGCGGCGTGGAGGTGGTGTTCGAGGCCGGCTTCGGCGGCTGGGCGCAGGTGCCCGGCGATCTGGCGCAGGCGGTGCTGCTGCTCGCCGCCCAGTATCATGAACTGCGGGAGGAGCGGGAGACCGGCCGCCCGATGCCCTTCGGGGTGGAGGCGCTGCTCCAGCCCTGGCGCACCGTGCGTCTGCTGGGGGGGGCGCGATGAGGCGGCTTACCCGGTGTCTGGACCTTGAGGGGGAGGAGCGCCTGGCCGACGGCGCGGGCGGATATGCGAGCCGCTGGCACAGGCTGGGCCGCGTCTGGGCGGAGGTGAAACCCGGCGCGGGCCGCGAGGCGGGGGCGGAGTTCCTGACCATCGCCACGGTGCCCTATCGCGTCACCGTCCGCGCCGCGCCTCCCGGCGATCCGCGCCGCCCGCTTGCGGGGCAGCGCTTCCGGGCGGGAAGCCGCGCGCTCCGCATCCTCGCCGTGGCCGAGGCGGATCGGGCGGGGCTCTACCTCACCTGTCACTGCCATGAGGAGGTGCCGTCATGAGCTATGGAACCGCAGGCGCGTTGCAGGCGGCGATCTGGGAGCGGCTGGCGGGCGATGCGGCCCTCTCGGCGCTGATCGGCGGGGCCGTGCATGATGCGCTGCCCCCCGGCCCGCTGCCGGAGACCTACGTGGCCCTCGGCCCGGAAGAGGTGCGCGACCGCTCCGATCAGACCCACCGGGGCGCCGAGCATGACGTGACGTTGAGCGTGGTGACGGCGCGGGCCGGTCTGGGCCGCGCGAAGGAGATCGCCGCGTGCGTGTCGGACGCGCTGCTGGCGACACCGCTCACCCTCGCACGCGGGCAGGTCGTTGGGCTGTGGTTCCTCCGCGCCCGCGCCCGCCGGATCGACAATGGCGCGGGGCGGCGGGTGGACCTGACCTTTCGCGCGCTGGTGGAGGACACCGGCTGAGGCACGGGCGGGGGGAATGCGGGGTTGGATGGGTGGGCGCGGTCGGCGCGCGGGTCGGAAGGACTGCTCCCGACGGCGGGTGGTCTGCCGGTTGAGGCACGGGCGGGGTCGAAATGCTGGGCAGGGTTGGAGTGCGGGGCGATTTGAAGCGTGGGGCGCGGGCCGCGTGCAGGGCGGGAGGTCTGATCCTGATGGCGGGTCGTCCGCCAGCTGGCGCTTCCCGCATTCGCACCGACAACCACGCGGGGCGCGGGTGGAGATCTGATGTTCCGCACGCTCTTGGAGGACACCGGCACCCGAGGCGCAGGCCGGGGCCGGGGGCCGGAGTCGGGGGCTGGCGGGAGGTCTGCTCCTGATGGCGGGTCGTCCGTCAACGGCACGCGGAGGCCCTGCACAGGTGAGCGGCCCGCTTTCCGCATACGCCCGCGGGTTCCGCGCTGATCGCGCCCCCCGGATGGGTGTTTCGAACAGCCTGAAACAATTCGCGCCGCCGGGCGGACCGGCGGAGTGACGAGACGCGCCCTCTGGCGGCGCAGGACAAGGGAGATGACCGATGGCGGCACAGAACGGCAGGGATCTGCTCATCAAGATCAACGTGGCGGGGGCGTATCAGACCCTTGCGGGGCTTCGGGCGACCCGCATCGCCTTCAATGCGGAGACGGTGGATGTCACCAGCCTCGAAAGTTCGGGCGGCTGGCGGGAGCTGCTGGCGGGGGCGGGGGTGCGCTCGGCCAGTGTCTCCGGCTCCGGGGTGTTCCGGGACACGGCGGCGGATGAACGCGCCCGCGCGCTGTTCTTCTCGGGCGAGATCCCCCGCATCCAGGTGGTGATCCCCAGTTTCGGCGTGGTGGAGGGGGCGTTCCAGATAACCGCGCTGGAATATTCCGGCAGCCACAACGGCGAGGCGACCTATGAACTCTCGCTCGCCTCGGCGGGTCAGATCGGCTTCACGGCGCTCTGATGGCGAATGCATGGGCGGGAGAGGTCGCGCTGGTCATCGACGGGCGGCGGCATGTGCTGAAACTGACGCTGGGCTCGCTGGCGGAGATGGAGGCCGCGCTGCCGGAGGAGAGCCTCCCCGCCCTTGTCCGCCGGTTCGAGGAGGGGCGCTTCACCACGCGCGACGTGCTCGCGCTGATCGTGGCGGGGCTGCGCGGCGGCGGCTGGCAGGGCACGGCCGCGGAGCTGCGCGGGGCGGAGATCGCGGGCGGTCCCGCGGGGGCGGCGAAGGTCGCGGCGCGGCTGCTGGTCGCAGCCTTTGCTCCCGATGCGTGAGGGGGGCTTCGACTGGGCGGGGTTGCTTCGCGCCGGATTGCGCGCGGGGCTGCTGCCGGCGCAGGTCTGGACGCTCACCCCCTGGGAGCTGGCGCTCGTCACCGGGCGCGGCGGCACTCAGGCGACACTGGGCCGGACGGGGCTGGAGGCGCTGATGCGCGCTTTCCCCGATGACCCCGTGCCCCATGACCGCATGCCTGACGACCATGGGCCTGACGACCGCATGCCCCATGACCACAGGCCCCCTGACCGCATGGATCACGGGCCCACGGATGAACGGATGGAGGGACAGGATGACGGCGATTGATGCGCTGGCCGATGAGATCGCGGCGCTGGAAGTGAGCCTGGGCGGCGCCCGGACGATGGCCGCGGCCTTTGACAGCGAGTTGCAGGGGATGCGGACAAGCCTCGCCGGGACTGCCCGTGAAAGCGCGCGGCTGTCGGACGGCATGGGCCGGGGGCTGCGTCGCGCCTTCGACGGCATCGCGCTGAACGGCGAGAAGCTGTCGGATGCGCTGGAGGGGCTGGGGCGCTCCATGGTGGGCACGGTCTACAACATGGCCATGCAGCCGGTGCAGCGCGCGGCGGGAGACATGCTTTCCGGCGGGATGGAGGCCGCGCTGGCAGCCTTCCTGCCCTTTGCCACGGGCGGCGGTTTCGCGGGCGGCAGGGTCATGCCCTTTGCCCGGGGGGGTGTGGTTTCCGCACCGACGACCTTCCCGATGCGGGGCGGCGCCACCGGCCTGATGGGAGAGGCGGGGCCGGAGGCGATCCTGCCGCTCGCCCGCGGGGCGGATGGCAGTCTCGGCGTGCGTGCGGGCGGCGGGCAGGCGGTCAACGTCACCGTCAATGTCACCACGCCCGATGTGGACGGCTTCCGCCGCAGCCGGAGCCAGATCGCCGCGGAGATGGGGCGCGCCCTCTCCCGCGGGCAACGCAACCGGTAAGGAGGGATCATGGCCTTTCACGAAGTGCTCTACCCCGCGCGGCTGAGCTACGGCTCCACCGGCGGACCGGAGCGGCGGACGGAGATCGTCACGCTCGCCAACGGGTTCGAGGAACGCAACAGCCCCTGGGCGCATTCCCGGAGGCGGTATGATGCAGGCGGCGGCCTGCGGTCGCTTGACGATGTGGCGGTGCTCGTCGCCTTCTTCGAGGCGCGGATGGGGCGTCTGCATGGCTTCCGCTGGAAGGACTGGGCCGATTACAAATCCTGCCCGCCCAGCGCCGCGATCAGCGCCACGGACCAGCAGGTCGGCGTGGGCGACGGTGTGGAACGCTCGTTCCGCCTGACGAAGCGCTATGCCTCCGCCGGGTCGGCCTATCTCCGCCCGATCGCCAAACCCGTCGCGGGCAGCCTCCGCATCGCGCTGGAGGGCGGAGAGGTCACTGCCTGGGAGGCGGACCCGGAAAGCGGTGTCGTGACCTTTGCTACGCCGCCCGCACGCGGGGTGAGTATCACCGCAGGCTACGAGTTCGACGTGCCGGTGCGGTTCGACACCGATCAGATCCGCACCTCCGTCGCGACCTTTCAGGCGGGCGAGGTGCCCGATGTGCCGGTCGTGGAGCTGCGGCTGTGAGGAACGGGAGACCGTTTCACACGCCAGAAGCGGCCGGCGGGCCTCCGCATGGCATCGCCCATGCGGCGGGAGAGCACACCGGCAGCAGGCCCTTGGGCAATGGGCCTTGGTGCGATGGACGCCGATGCAAGGGGAGACCCGATGCAGAGGGCCAGTCACACTCTGGCGCGGGCCGGGCCAGCGGCAGGCCCTTGGGCAATGGACCGCGGTGCGACGGGCGGTCCGATGCGGAGGGTCCGCCGCGCACTGGCGGAGGGAGAGGGGAGAGGACATGAGCAGCACCACACTTCAGGCCCATCTGGAAACCGGGGCGACCACCGTCTGCCGCTGCTGGGCGGTGGAACGGCGGGACGGGGTCCGCATGGGATTCACCGACCACGATACCGACCTGAGCTTCGACGGCATCCTGTTCCACGCCGCGACCGGCATGACCGCCGCGCAGCTTGAGCAGGTGACGGGGTTGGCCGTGGACAACAGCGCCGCCTCCGGCGCACTCACCGCGCAAGGGATCACGGAGGAGGACATTGCCGCAGGCCGCTATGACGGGGCGGAGGTCTGGTCATGGCTGGTCAACTGGGCGGATGTGGGCCAGCGCGCCCTGCGTTTCCGGGGGGAGATCGGGGAGATCCGGCGCGGCGCCGGTGCGTTCGAGGCGGAGTTGCGCGGCCTTGCCGACCGGCTGAACCAGCGGGGCGGGCGGGCAATCCAGCGAGGCTGTACCGCGCGGCTGGGGGATGCGGCCTGTGGCATCGACCTTGCCGATCCGCGCTATGGCTGCGAGGGGGTTGTCCTCTCGGTGACGGGCGGGCGCGTCGTCCAGCTTGGCGATGCGCTGGGCGGCCATCCCGCCCGCTGGTTCGAGCGGGGGAGCCTCACCGTCCTTTCGGGCGCGGCCTCGGGGCTGGTCGGGCTGGTGAAGCTCCAGACGGGCGGGCAGGTCGAGCTCTGGCAGGAGCTGCGCGCGCCGCTTCATCCGGGTGACAGGGTGCGGCTCACGGCGGGCTGTGACAAGCGGCTTCACACCTGCGGCGGAAAATTCGCAAATACGCTGAATTTCCGCGGCTTTCCGCATGTGCCGGGAGAGGACTGGCTCGTCGCCTCTCCCGCGCGGAGGATGGGGCGATGAGGGAGGATGTCGTCGCTGCCGCGCGGCTGTGGCTGGGCACGCCCTATCGCCATCAGGCATCCTGTCGCGGGGCGGGCGCGGATTGCCTCGGCCTGATCCGGGGGGTCTGGCGCGATCTGTGCGGGCCGGAGCCTGAAGCGCCCCCCGCCTATACCCCCGACTGGGGAGAGACGGGGCGGCAGGAGGTGCTCTGGTCCGCCGCCACCCGCCACCTTATTCCGCTTGCCGCCAGCCCGCTTGATGCCAGCCCGCTTGGCAGCGGCCTACTTGCGACGGGCTTACTTGCCACGGGCCTGCCGGAACCGGGCCTGCCGGAACCGGGCCTGCCGGAACCGGGCGACGTGCTGCTTTTCCGTCTGCGTACGGGCGGCATTGCCAAGCATCTGGGCATCGCCGCCGAAACCGGCGCGGCACCCACATTCATCCATGCCTACAGCGGCCATGCCGTCGTCGAAAGCCCGCTCTCCGAGCCCTGGGCGCGGCGCATCGTGGCCCGGTTCGGCTATCCGAAGGGAGCGATCTGA